AGCTGTTCTAGGCTCCTCACAGGTCTCTCACGCGCGACATTACATCGCAAATGTGATTCCTTTCCCTCTTATAACAACTTACTGGAGAGATCTCATGCCAGGTCGCGAACGAATAAGCAACTCTGTCCAAGTAAAAGGGACAGGTGGCCGCTTCGGCGATACCTGGGGTGGTGGATTTTGTTGGAGTGGTTATCACAAATGCACCGACGTTGTCGGTAGCGGTGATAATGCTCCATTGTATGTCCAACACGAAACGGTCCAAGGAGGTAGGATCAACAAACCTTATGTTGGTTTCTTCTCCTCTTGGTTCCAGAACTATCGAGCTGATATGCTCGATGTTCAAGGAGTCACGGACCATCTTGAGATTATCGATGAACCAGGCGACACAGATGCTGTCACTCAGGCAGCGGCTAGAACGAACCCAAGCGCACCCTACGTGGATGTGCCGGTGAACGTGTTGCAGCTTGGAGAGTTAGCTACCTTATTACGGGGAAAAGGAAGATCCTTTATCCGTGATTTGGGAACTAACAACCTGATGTACCAATTTGGGATTGTTCCCTTAGTTGGTGATCTGGCGAAGATGATAGATTTCAACGACCAGGTTTCTCGCCGGGTCGGAGTTATCAATCGTCTTCAGTCTTCGGGTGGTTATCGAAAAACAATCGGCTTGTGGTCTGGGAGTAACCAGGCGTTTGTAGATAAATTTATACAAACGCAAGGAGTCTTCATTCGTGGAGACTTCGATGTTACTACCTCGACAAGTGTGAAGGCTCACATGAGGTGGTTACCTCAAGGTGATTATTCACATTTGTCTTCGCCTCAAGCTCAGCGAGACTTAGCTAGACGTGCGGTTTTAGGCCTAACATTCGATCTTTCGAGTGCTTGGGAACTGATACCGTGGTCTTGGCTAATCGACTGGGGTACTACTATTGGCGATTATTTTGCTGCCAATAGGAATATCATTCCAGCCGTGCTCAATGATCATTCGATCATGAGACACTCGCGCACTGTGGCTTCGTGGCCTGGTTACGCTGAGGGCGATTGGTCCTGCAGCGGAATTCAGTATACGAAGGAGACAAAACGTCGTTCCAACAGTGGATTCGTTGCTCCAGTAGCCCATTTGCCGTTCCTTTCGGCAAACCAAATGGGTATTGTAGCTTCGTTAGCAGTGACGAGGCTGTAGTGCCTCGTTCTGCAACACAAAGCTACGTTAGGAAGTAGAAATGGCCTTCACAGACCCGCAAACGATCACTGTCAACGCGGTGGCAAAAGATCTCGTCAAGATTAACCAAGATGGTTATTCTTCCGAGTATCTTTTGCGGAGCACTGACGGCGAATTTCGCCTGAAGATCCGGAACTCTACCTATCGGGATAAAGCTCGCAATGTGCTGATTGATCGGCACAATGTCGAGTTTACCGAAACGGTATTCCCGGTGGCTCCTGCAACATTGTCGACCGTAAGGAAGACATACTTCGTAATCGAAAATCAGCAGGGTGATACCCTTGCTGACGTTCGTTACGATGCTGCAGCATTGTTTGCTTGGGCGACTGCGTCGTCCGGTGCAAACATCACCAAGATGCTGAACTCAGAGAGTTAAGGAACTCTGAGCTGGCGTTTGCTTTCTGTGACTTGGAATGTCCTCCTACGAAAGGTAGAAGTTCATGAAAAGCCAAGAAAGCGTTCTACTCCATGTCGTGCAAGGCATCATAAATGATGTCCGAGCAGCATACCCTGCTATAAGGGGTTTGGACCTCGATTTCGAGAGACTCACCCTTTATTGTCAGACTAGAGGACAAGCTTGTTTTATGCTTGACCTCCCTCACCTAGACTCTCTTCTTTTAGAGGGTCTTGAGTGTGGGCGCCTTCGTCCAAAGGGACCACTTTCTTCTGTGGTCTCTAAGGAAGTTAGAGTGCCGAGATTATTCTCAGGACTCTGGCTGCGCGTGTTTGACAGGCATGCATGTTTGCGTCAGGATGCCGACCCGACCAGCATATTCTTTCTTCGACAGCTCTGCTGTCTTGGAAAGAAGCTGGAAGTGGAGTGCTCTAAAGATCGCATTAAAGCGGTCATGGAGAACTACCATGTGGTCGAACAGTCAATCAGAGAACCCACCCTTGGGTGGTACTTTGACCAACTGGATTCCGACGATCGTCTCGGGAGCTGCCATTTTGTGCAAGCTCTCGACGGCCCTTCAGTGGACTCGCGACAGTACGGACTCTTCGAAGAAGAATCCTTCTGTTCAGAAGTCCGAAGAAGTGATCGGAATCTCCTCACACGACTTCAACAAGTTGCTGATATCGTGTGCAGTGCCTTTGGCCATTGTGATCCTGTCAACCGTTCGGTTGAGTTGGAAGCACAAGGACTAGGCATTGGATTCAAACATGGACCAGGTGCTGTTGCAGACCAGCTACAGAATGTAGAGAAATCTACATTCCCTCACTGGCCTGATAAGCTTGAAGTACTCTTTCCTTTCGAACTCTGCGGTAAAACCGTAGGGGACGATCGGGAGCGGCCCTCCCGCCACGAACTGGCGAGTAAGCTGTACTGTGTCCCTAAGACCTATAAAGGTCCGAGGCTCATAGCTGCTGAGCCGACATCACACCAGTGGTGTCAGCAAGCTCTTTTGAGCTGGTTCAATGATCAATTCAGAGTCCTTTTTAAGGGACACTTTATTGATCTGAAGGACCAGGGCAAGTCAAACGCTCTTGTACTTTCAGCTTCCCGAGATAGGTCACTTGCTACGATAGATTTATCGGATGCAAGTGATCGTCTTTCTTGCTGGACCGTGGAACGTGTCTTTAGACGAAATCCGTCTATCGTGCACTATCTGCACGCCGCAAGAACGAGGCTCTTGTCTGAGGATATCCTTGGACAAGGAAAGACTTACGTAAAACTACGTAAGTTCGCCACGCAGGGAACAGCTACGACGTTTCCTGTTCAATCCCTTGTTTTTCTGATCATCGCGTTAACTGCCTCAATGGCAGACGGGAAGATTAGTTGGCATAGGATCTGGAAACTTCGTGACCAGGTTCGTGTGTTTGGAGATGATATTATTCTCCCTACACACGGGTATGAGCGAGTTGTCCGCATTATGGATCTCCTTGGTCTGAAAGTTAACTTAGCTAAAAGCTTCGTTAACGGACATTTCAGGGAATCCTGCGGCGTCGATGGGTACAGGGGTTACGATGTGACTCCTGTTAAGCCCAAGACATTACTCGCCGACAGCCCGGCTTCGTGTCAGGCTATTATAGACACATCCAACAATCTCTTTAATAAAGGATTATGGAATGCATCAGATAGCCTCACCAAACTCTTACCTTCACGTGTTCAACGTGGAGTCAGAGTCGTGGCTCGAAACGAAGTTGGGTTCAGTGGTCTCACCTCATACTCTGGAAGCGATGAATCTCATCTTAAGAAAAGATGGAATTCTCGCCTTCATCGGTACGAGGTTAGAGTTTGGACAATTCTTGGTCCAACTCGACAAGAGACGACTGGAGGCTTTCACCGATTGCTGGATTTCTTTGCCAGCATCGACAATCATGAGCATGCTCGGATTGTCAGTACATATCGGGAAAGCCGAAAGACCAGAAGTGGTCTTTCATGGGAGCCCCTTAACAGTAGCGCTCGCGTTACTACTATGGTACAGGGACAATCCGCCCGTTCCTTACCTCCAATTTATTTTGGAGGAAGAAGGCGTGCGGCCTGACTACGCTTGGCACCCGAATGATTGGGTGTTAAGCAAGTTAGGTGTCTCTGGCCCGAATGTAGTATTCGCGTCTGAGCTCTACATAGCGAAAGCTTAC